TTTGTAACTACTATATACTCAATAGATAGGTACTGCATAAATCCTTTTGTAAATGGAGTTAGCATGTAGAAATCTAAAGGAAATACAGCTAGTGCAAACAATAAGTATCCACTACCTTTAAGAATGTATCCCTTTCTAAGCATCTTAGATGCAAACACATCCATAAATTTACGTCCTTCTTTTTTAGATTGTATCTTAAGTGATATTAACTTAACTATCGTATCTACACCCATAGCTCCCATTAGAAGTATAATAGACAACTCAATAGGAGAAATAAAACCTATGAATAGTGTAAATATGGTAGCTAGTTTTTTCATTCTTCAAATGAATCTGGATTTGGCTTAGGTTCGTAAGGAATCAAAGGTAGTTCTTTCACCCACATTAAATCAGGAGTAATACATTGGTCTATTTCTTCAACTGAGATAATCCAATTATCGTTCAAGTCCTGAATAGGATTGAAATACGAATCATCGTCATATAACTGACCTAATAATTCGTCTTTTTGTACTTCTGTTAATAGCCCTACTTGTATCATATTTGTCTAAAATTATTTAAAATATCTTTAAATGTTTCGTGAGAGTAAGCACCTTTTGCTTTGTTAGTCCATACACATACGAAATGTACATTACCTTGTACATATCCTAATTCATTGTCAATTCTATCTAAAGATAATAAATAAGGACTTGAAGTCATTTCTCTTTTTTCATTATATGTTTTAGGACAAAGCATATCCATATTTGTGTAAGCACATTTAAAATTTTGACCTTCTAATAATTCCTGTAAATATTCAACTGATACTTCAAACGGATAATTTCTTGATTTTGCATTTGTTCTCCATCTTCCGTACAAAGCATTATGAATATCTTTAGTTCCTCCTTTATTACAATTTCTTAGTTTTCTAACTCCTGTCTCCCATGCTTTTTTACTTCCAGAACCTTTACCAGTTAGTCTTTCTATTTTATTCCTATCTAATAGGAATCTTACCTTTTCAGCTCCTATTTTGTACTTTTTAGTTAAATCTAACTGTGTTGCACCATTTATGTAGTCATTACACAAGTCATCTTCATAAGGAAATCTATTTTGTTTTATAGCAGAGTAAAGCTCTGTTTTACCCAAAACATCAATGCCATGCATTTTCATTGTTCTTCTAACTCTATCCGTTGTAGCGTTTAAATCTTTAGCAATTTCATGCGTTGTCTTTTTACCATATTGCTCACGGATGTAATCTACATCTAGTGGCTTTAAACTATTCCATCTTCCCATGATACAAATATACAACAATACAATCATTTTATCAAGGGATTTGGCGATTTAAAGTTGTTTGAAATGCTTGTACTGCTGTGTATAAGTTAGCTGCATCTGTATCGGTTAAACGATCTGATATATATTGAAGTCCAAGCTGATAATTATTATACCAAATTGGTGAACCATTGTCACTCCTTGCACCTAAAAAGAAAACTGTATTTGGTAATAAATTAGTAACTTTAGTTGATTTTGTAGCTATTAAAACTCCATTAGAATAAACCTTACCACTTGTATCAGAAATTCTTGAAAAGTTAATTAATCCTGTTGTTGGTGTAAGCGTGTAAGAAAATACAACTCCATTTCCGTCAGTTGAAAAGAATTTACCAGATACATTATGATACATATCATAAAAATTAGTAACATCTCTAGCACCATAAATTTTATTTCCTGATGCATCTTGAGTTCTTGAATACAAACCAAAAGATAAATTATCAAAAACTAAATTAGTAGATGGGTTGAATTTTGTATCAGCATAAGCATTAGTTCCATTTGGTTGTGCTCCGTTAGCTGAGTGAGTCCATCCACCATTAAACACTAATCTAAATGCAGCATCAGTATCTCTTGGGTTTTTAAGATTGAATTTATGCTGACTTGCTGTTCCTCCAACAAACGGATATAATGCTCTCATTTTAGTCCATATACCATAACTTTTCAAGTCAGTTACAAGCGTGTTAATAGCACTCTGCTGTGTAGGGTTGGTAATAGCTGCTGCTGTAATAAATTCCTGTGCGTCTGGATCGATAGGTGTGCCGCCAGACGAAGATATATTCTTTGCAAATGGACTATATCCGTATCCGTACATTACTTAAGAATTAAGGCAACTGAACCAGATGCGATTTCAATTGTAAAGAACGGCTTATTAATATCCATTGGTGTTATAATAGCACCTGCCTTAACTGCTACAGTTGGATCTGCTATATGATCATCAGTTACAGTTGCAACTATACCATTAGAGTCTTTACTCTCAATAGTGCTAAATACAGTGTCCTCTAGTGTTACTATTGCGTACACAAATGAACCAGTAAATCCATTATTATCGTTAAGGATAAATGATCCTCCTCGTGCTGTTAATATCTCTGCGTATGAATTTGCCATCTTTATCTATTTTAAACCTTTTCTTGCTCTGTTCTTACTCCTGTGCTCCGCTACAACACCGCCTTTTTTTGTATGGCTGGCATCTCTTACGTCACCTTTTTTTAATCCTAACTTACGACGGCCTTTATTGGCTTCTACTCGTAACTCTAATCCTTTCTCAGTCTTGTTATACTTAGACTGCTGCTTGAGGCGTTTCTGATTCGCCTCTGGGTTCTCTGCGTAGTACTTCGCTGTCTTCCCTTTTGTAGTTGAACTTTTCATTCAAAAATTCTTTTCTTTTATCACATCCGCACTCCTCAATAATACCAAGCTCAACAGCCTTCTTAACAGCATACTTAATGCCTGTTACCTCGGTGATGAACTCAACAGTATCACCAAGACCCTGCTGACGTTTGATCTTTTGGATCATCGCTTTTTCTTCATCTGAACAGCAGACATAAGAGACATCTTAATCATAGCTTCTTTAGCTTCTTCCTGCATGTCCTTCATGTCCTCCTTGCTTTTCTTAGCACGGATCAACTTATCGATGTATGTGTCATACGACACCATCGGCTTATTGTATGGATACTTATTTTTCATATTGCAAATATAGGTATTTTTAAATAATTACACTTCAGGTTTTTCATCAAACCAATACCACCCATCTACTAGGTACTCGTAGTTGTCATTTTGTTATTCGTTTTTTATTTTGCATCACTCCGTTTCTATATTTTCAATAAAAGTATTGCTATCGTATAAGTAGCCTATTTGAACAGTCTCATCTACCTCAATGCAGAGCAAATTAGTCATATTTGACGGGTCTTCAATTGATATTGTTATGTTGATTACAATACCATTTTCTATAATAGCATATTTTTTTTCCATTAGAAGTAAGTTATCATTATACAATATCCATTACCACCATTACCACCTGCACCTGAGTTAGCTCCATTGGTAGAAGCGCCTCCGCCGCCGCCGCCACAACAAACAGCTCCATTACCTCCTCTTCCGCCTGCAATAGTTCCTGCTGTATCTCCTGAAGCTCCACCTGTTCCGCCAATTGACATAAGAACAAAATTAGCATTTGTTGTTGTAAATGTTCCATTAGTTCCTGCCGCACCTGCTGCTGAACCTCCTAAGTTTAAGTATATGTTATTGAAAGTCATATCTCTATTCTGCAATGATTGACCTGCGTTTCTTACGTTTGCTGCATCAATTCCACCTCCAAATGTCCCGCCCGTAAGTGGTCTCATATTAAATAAAGCATTACCTGTAAATCCATTTGAATTAGAAGTTCCTGTACCATATTGTCCCGAGGCATAAATTCCATAAATAGCTTGACCTGGTACTGTGTTACCACCATTTGCTGTAGCAGTTCCACCTGCACCACCTGTGCCACCTGCGCATATAATTTTAGCAGTTCCTTGCGTTCCATTTCCACCTATCAAACAAATTCCACCGCTTTGTCCTGCTGAGCCATTTGTATTATCAACTGTTACTGTTGCTGCACCTGTTCCACCTGAACCAATCCATATGTTTTCAGTAGCAGCAAATACCGATGCATCAAGTTTATTAATAAAAACAGTTCCTGTTCCTGCTCCACCTCCACCATAACGAGCTGATGCCGCAGCGCCTCTACGACCTGAACCACCGCCACCACCTGCTCCAAATAAATATACTTCTACTTGCATTGCATTAGCAGGTTTTGTCCAAACACCATTTGATGTAAATACTTGAATGTTTATTGGAGTACTTGAACCACCACCTGAATACTGCGGAATATTCAAAGTAGAGCCTACTAAAGTAGCCGCTCCGCTTGTCCCCGTTGTTGTTAAAGTGAGCGTGTTTTGTTTAGTATTAAGACCTGTATCTACATAGTCTTTCACAGCTTTCTGAGACGGAACTACAATATCACTATTAAGTGATAGGGTAGGATCTGTATCTATAGGGGTTCCTTTTGTAAATCCTTGGCTCATATTATCTGCTTATTTCTTCCCAGTCCATTGATGCAAGAACATTACCACCGCCACCACCAACATCAGAAGCAACCACAATAGTAAGTTCAAATGGAGTTGATGTTAATGCATTTCTTTCAAGCTGTGTTTTAAAAAGTGCTTCTTTAAGAATATCAACTTGAGTTGATCCTTGGTTTGTTGCACTAAAGAAACCACTTGCTAATATCCTTCCTCCTGTAAGTCTT